CGTTTATTTTACTTGTGTCTTCAGCAACCGCTGCTCGTTTTGAATCATGGACAACAGCAGGTACTGAATCTATCTATCTTTGGGGCGCTCAACTAGAGCAACGCTCCGCAGTCACAGCCTACCAAGTCACAACCACACAGGCGATCACCAACTACATCCCCGTGCTGCAAACAGCAGCTTCTGGTGTGGCACGGTTTGACCACAACCCAACTACGTTTGAGAGCTTGGGGCTGCTGATTGAGGAGCAGCGGACGAACTTGCTTGTTCGCAGTGAGGACTTTGGAACAGCTTGGGGGCAATCCACATCACCAACCCTGTCTGTCAACACTTACATTGCTCCTGACGGTACGTTAACCGCTGACACCATCGGAGCAAGCGCAACAAACAGTTATTTTTCTCAGACCATTACATTTACTGGTGACGGCGACAAGGCTTATTCAATCTATTTCAAAGCCGGTACTTCCGCCAGAACAAACGTCACTGTTCGGGATTCAACTGCTGGCGTAAGCAGGGGTTCGGCTTCTATTGCATGGGCTGCGGGCGTGCCGACCGTAACTGTAACCAACGGTTCGTTGCAAGCGGCACAGAACGTAGGAAATGGTTGGTATCGTATCCAAGTTGTGATGTCCAGCGTTGTCGCGGCAAACACGAATCAAATGCGAATCCTTCCTGATGATTTGAACGGAACAGGTAACGTCATCGCTTGGGGTGCTCAGGCTGAGAACGGAGCATTCGCCACCAGTTACATCCCCACAGTGGCTTCACAGGTCACACGCTCGGCTGATGTGGCAGTCATGACGGGGACGAACTTCAGCGATTGGTATAACGCCAGTGAGGGTACGTTGTATGCGGAAAGTCGTTGTCCCAACGGAATCGCCACAAACATCAACCGTATTGCGTCCTTGAATGACGGCACTAATTCAAACCGCATGGAGATTGACACAGGTAGTGCGACAGCCACCGCTGCTCGCATCCAAGTAAACGGCGTAAACCAAGGTTCACCCACCGCAGGCTCGTTCACCGATTTCCAACTCAGAAAATCTGCATTGGGGATTCAACTCAACAACTTCACGCTGGCAGCCAACACGGCAACAAACAGCGACACGTCTGCCTTGGTTGCTGTTGTTGATCGCTTAATGATTGGGCAATCCCCTGCTGCAGCCTCTAATTTCCTGAATGGTACTTTGGCGAAAATCGCCTACTACCCCCGCCGCCTTGCTAACAGCGAGTTGCAGGCCATCACAGCTTAAGGACACATCATGACAGAACAATACATCTACACGTTCACAAACAGGGACGATGACAAACGGGAATTCAGCACTGATGTGCTGTTGAATGATGACCAGATCAAGCGCATTGCTCAGATCATCTCGGAGGACAACGGCGATGAAGTTGTCACGAGTGCCAGAGCCGTGATGAAGATTGAATACATCGGCAACGATAAAAAGGAAACATGGCTATGACCGACCTGTACCTAAGTTTTCCTGACGAAGCTGCTGCTGATGCAGTGCTGTACACCACTCACGATGCTATAACGGATGAAGAAGGCAACGTAACCGCAGAGGCTTACGTCACCTCCAACTACGCCAACATCGACACGCTTGGTGTTCTGTACGAGCGTCAAGAAGTCACTGACCCTGAGAACCCACCAGAGCCTGTCCCGCTTCCCGGCTGGCACATCAACATCCGCTTGGTGGAAGGTGAGGACGCTGAACCGCTGCAAGCATTTGAAGTACACCCCACTGTGCCGCGCAGGGTCTGGGCTTAATTTTTAGAGTAGTACCATGAACACCATTGACAAAACTGACGCACGGCTTTCCACTCACGAAGAAATTTGTGCCCTCCGTTACGAGCAAATTAACGCAAGGTTAAAACGCATTGAAACTATCATGTTGCAGACTGCTGGCTTGATGATTATTTCTATGGCTGGCACGATCTTCTCGGCTGTGTGGATATTGAAATGAAAGACTGGGCCGTTAGCTTCATCGCTGCGGCCCTCCTTTGTGGGCTGGTGGTTTGGTGCGCCAAAGTGTTTGTTGAGGTGCTGCGATGATTGCCGAACTTGCCGCAGCGAACGCTGCCTTTGCTGTAATAAAAGGCGCTCTGGCTAACGGCAAAGAACTGTCTGCGCTCGGCTCACGGGTGTTTGACTACTTTGACAACAAGGCAGTGATTCAAGAAAGAGCCACCAAGAAGGGCGGCGGCAGCGACATGGAAGAATTCATGGCGTTGGAGCAACTCAACGCTCAAGAAGTTGAACTGCGTGAACGGATGGTCTACGCTGGCAGACCTGGCATGTGGGGTGATTGGCAGAAGTTCCAAGCCGCTGCTGCCCGTAGACGCAGGGAGGCCAAGGAAGAAGCCGCCAGAGAAGCAAAGAGGCGGCAGCGGCAGCTTGAAGACATGGTTGAGTACATAGCCATCGGATTGGGAGTAATCGTCCTTGCTGGCCTTCTGGTAGGCGGCATTGTTCTTTACATGAAGCACTTGAGATGAGCGAAAAGCCTGAGTCCATCATTGACAAGGTGCTGACCTATGTGGACTCGCCGTTCAAGCTGTTTGCCATCCTTGTGATGGGCGTGGTGGCCTTTGCCGGGTACTTCCTTTGGCAGAACCAGACCTTCATGTTTGACGCTTACAAGGAATCAAAGAAGCTGCCAGAGATTAACCATGCCCGTGCTGACGATGCCAGTTCCATGCTGCTCAAAAAGACGGGTGCAACCGTGGTGGCGGTGTTCAAAGTCAACCCTTTGTTCAACAGCCGGGTGCTGTACAAAGCCTACACCAAGGACGGGCGCGACAAGACGATTGAAGACATTGACGTTGGCTTGTTCAGCCAAAACTCTGCCAACAACGCTGATGTGGTCAAGTTGATGACCAATGAAATACCTTGCGGGGACTACCGTTACGCTCAGTCTGAGGTTGGGCTGTGGTACTTAGAGAAGGGCGTGACGTTCACCTGCCGGGTCAGCGTACCGCCAGACAGCCACCGCTTTGTTGGACAGGTTACGGTCGGGTGGGCAGAGCCACCGCAAGACATTCAACAGGTAAAATTCATGCTGGAAATTGCCAGCGCAATGCTAACCAAAAGGGGTAATTGATATGGATTGGCTTAAACAAATCGCACCGACTATTGCTACAACATAGTATAATTAACTGTCTAACAACAGTAGGTGCAACTATGAAACGAATTGATTTATCCGGAAAAACTTTTGGCAAACTACAAGTCCAAAACCGAGTTGAAAATCTCAAAAGAACTTCTTGGGCTTGTTTGTGCAAATGCGGTAATCAAGCTATTGTGACAACTGAAAACTTGAATTCAGGAAAAACAATTTCTTGTGGTTGCAGAAAACTTGAAGCTGCAAAAGAAAATTGCGCCAAGTACGGCTTAAAACCTACGCACGGCATGAGCAATACCCCAACATGGAATACTTGGGCTGCAATGGTTTACAGATGCACTAACACCAAAAATAGACAGTACAAAAGTTATGGCGGTATGCTTTGTGATCGGTGGAAAAATTTTGAAAATTTTTTACTTGACATGGGTGAAAGACCAAATTTAAATTCGATTGATAGAATAGATGTTCGCAAAGGCTATTACAAAGAAAATTGCCGATGGGCAACAGCAAAACAACAACAGCGAAATAAAACCAATACCCGTTATTTGTTGGTTAACGGAAAACAAGTTGCATTGATGGAATTTGCTGAATTATTAAGCATCAAAAAATCTGCCGCACAATATTTCTTTTCGGTTATGTTAACGGTTGATAAATTAAATTTAGAGGTGGAAATATGGAATGGTTAAAAGCACTTGCGCCAACAGTCGCTTCAGCGTTAGGGGGGCCATTGGCTGGTCTTGCCATTCAATCGCTTTCAAAAGCTATTGGCGTTGACCCTGACAAGGTTGGCGACATGATCTCCAACAACAAGCTGTCGGCAGAACAAATCGCACAGGTCAAAATTGCTGAAATTGAACTTCAAAAGCAAGCGCAAGAACTTGGCCTAAACTTTGAAAAGCTAGAAGTGGAAGACCGCAAGTCAGCACGGGAGATGCAAGCAACCACTCGCAGCATGATGCCGCCTATCTTGGCTGGCGCTGTGACTATAGGCTTCTTTGGCATTATGGTAATGATGTTCTTCAACCAAATTGACAGCAGCAACCCTGCTATCTTAATGATGCTTGGCAGCTTGGGTACGGCATGGACGGGCATCATTGCCTACTATTTTGGATCGTCTGCTGGTTCACAAGCCAAGACCGATTTGCTTTCTAAATCTGGAGCATCTAAGTGATTACTGCTGAACAAATTAAAGAATTGCACATTGATGACGATTGGCTAGAGCCTTTGAATGAGGCTATGCAACGCTATGAAATCAACACGCCACTGCGTATAGCTGCTTTCATTGGTCAATGCGCTCACGAATCAGGCAACTTTAAGACCCTGCAAGAAAACTTGAACTACTCAGCGGAAGCCTTATGCCGTGTCTGGCCTAGCAGATTTCCTAATCTTGAGGCAGCACAACCGTATCACCGCAATCCCGACAAGATCGCAAACAAGGTATACGGTGGTCGTATGGGGAATGGAACCGAAGAAACTGAGGAAGGTAGCCTCTACAAAGGCCGTGGCCTGATCCAGTTGACTGGCAAAGATAACTACACCTTGTGTGGTGATGCTTTGAGTGAAGATTTCA